CAAAGATGGACGATCCGACAGAGTTGTCGTAAACACTAAACAAAAGTAAACGCAAACGACTCACAGTTCGCATTAGCAGCCTAAACACTGCTTAGGGTTTTTGGTAGTTTATCCTCGTAACAGAATTAAACTACTTTTTTTAACACTCATACACACAAAGGAGATTATTATGAGTAACATGACACCTTTCGAGATTCGTCTCGAACTTCTCAAGATGGCCAAAGATATGCTTGGTGACGAATACTACGGTAAGCGCGAAGTAATATCAAACGACTGGTCTACGAAGGTGGAGACGGCTAAACACGCCGGCCAGACACCTCCAGAGCATCCAGGCTTTCCGGCCTATCCCTCCGAAACAGATATCATTGCAAAGGCTCATGTCTTGAATGGTTTTGTTTCTAACATACCTACAGACATCAAACAGACTTCAACCAAGAAGTAATCTGAAGGCAGAGGCCCTTGTTAACTCGAGGGCCTCCTTAATAAGGAAAACCAATGGTAAAAACTTTTAATCTATTTTTAAGAGTAGGTTTAATTGTATTGACTGCATTTTTAATTGCAAAATTTACAACTAATAAGATCGAGTATTATAAAACTAATCCGTATAATAGTACCCCTATTACAATGGAAGAAAGAGATAGACAGTTAACCTGTCTTGCAAAGAACATCTATCATGAAGCCGCCACCGAGCCTTTTGAAGGTAAAGTAGCAGTAGCGCAGGTTACTATTAACCGAGCAGAGTCAGGTAAGTTTCCGTCAGATATTTGTAACGTAGTATATCAAAAGAACGTTGTATACGGTAAAGTAATCTGCCAGTTCTCTTGGTACTGCGAAAGCGGACCTAAGGTAAGGTCTAATACTCATTACAAAGAGTCAATGGAAGTAGCTAAGAAAGTATTACTAGAAAATTTTAGATTACCATCTTTACATAAAGCAATGTACTATCATGCTGATTATGTAAACCCTAATTGGAATCTTCCTAAGATCAGTCAAATTGGTCGTCATATATTTTACGGTGAGAAAAATGGAAAAATTTAACGAAATTAAAGATAGAGTATTTTCTTATTTTGAAGGCTTTACAAGAGCAACTGCAGATACGTTTGCATGGATAAGTGTTGTAACGTTGATCTGCGCAACCATTCCAGGCTTTATTGCCGTGATGGCTGGTGCTACTGATAAGATGCCTCCTCTGGATGTAGCATTAATGTTGTGGGCGGGTCTGTTGCTTTATTTTGTAAAGTCAGCTATAATTAAAGATATGCTGATGGTGGTAACAATTGGATTTGGTTTCGCCATTCAAGCAGTAATGCTTGGCCTAATTTACTTTGTATGACTGACGAAAACGAACAATTAACTGACGCGCTTGTAATAACTAAACGATTTAGGTCTCCTACTGAGTTTAGTTTGTATATTGATGAGATAGTAGCAAACTTTAATACAACCTATATGGATGCCGTTATTAGTTATTGTCATGAAAAGGATATCGATATTGATAGTATCGGATCATTGATTAATCAGAAGCTTCGGGAGAAGATTCAAATGGAGGCTGAAATGGCTAACATGATTAAACCCCGAGGTCACTTGCCTGTATGATTATGGAACCATTTGAAGTTTATCGTTATTATTTGGCTTTACGCCTACATTTTACGACAGACAGTTATGATGTGATTGAGCAAAAAGGTCGTGTTAGGGCTACCAAGAATTCTTTTCTAAAACGAAGAGATCTTTTATCAATTAACCGAGTAGCAGAAACTTACTCAGATAAAGATATAGTAAACTTCTTGGTAGCCAATTTTGTGTCCGGTGATAGATGGGGCGGGGTATTTGATGTTGAAGCTAAAGACCGCTACCAAGGATGGAAGAAACGTATAGAATCTATCTCATATACGTTTAAAAAAGAGATTGATAAAGCGGTTACATACTCAGATAAAAATGGTATTGCCTTTGATCATCTCTTCAGTTGCAATAATGGGCAGCACCCACCTATTGTAAAGATGTATCTTCGGAATGATATTTCAATTGAAACTCTTGTAATCTTGAATAAGCTAAATAATTTTACTGATCAATTAGATCAGGACTTAAAAAATGATTTAGTTTGGCCGGATACATCGAGAATTATCAAGAAGTATTCACCTTTTCTAGAAATTAAAAAAGACAAATACAATGAAATTTACCGAAGAGCAATTGGACCTTTCTGAATCCCGTATCACGGAGATAGAAAAGTCTATTTGTATCATGCAAGACAGTATGACAGAACTGTCGGAACATATTAGAGAAACCCAACGATATTTGATTAAACTTGCACATCACCAATCGGAAATTACGAAACGTATTTCTGCCTGGCCGTTTATTGCAGTTGATAGTAACAGAGATGAAACGTAAAAATTTTGAAATCGACTACGAGAAAAAAGCTCGTAAAATTACTAAAGGTGTCGATAAGAGTGGCAAATATCGAAAAAGTATATATAATATGTTAGAAGAGGAAGATGAAGATCTTGATCTTATTAACGGTGATGTAGATGATTATGATGATCTTGATGATAGTAAATAATAAAATACAACACAATACTTCGCTTATACAACGCATACAAGGAGATAGTTATGGCATTAGATTTTAGTTCTATGAAAAAGAGTTCAGGTGGTTTCGACAAATTGATGAAAGAAGTCGAAAAGATTGCAACACCTCAGACTCAAGACAACGCAAAAGATGACCGCTTCTGGCAACCAGAGGTAGATAAAGCTGGTAACGGCTACGCAGTCATTCGATTCCTACCACCATCAGCAGGCGAAGAGCTTCCTTGGGTTCGTATTTGGAACCATGGCTTCCAAGGTCCGACTGGTAAATGGTACATCGAGAATTCTCTCACAACCCTAGGTAAAGCCGATCCCGTTTCTGAACTCAATACTGAGTTGTGGAATTCTGGTATTGAAGCTAACAAAGATCTGGTACGTAAGCAAAAACGCCGCCTGACTTATGTTGCTAATATCTACGTGGTTAAAGATCCAGCACATCCTGAAAACGAAGGTACTGTCAAGCTGTATAAGTTTGGTAAGAAGATCTTTGATAAGATTAAGGATGTGATGCAACCTCAATTTGAGGACGAGGATCCAGTTAATCCTTTCGACTTCTGGAAGGGTGCTAACTTCAAGTTGAAGATTCGTAATGTTGAAGGTTATCGTAACTACGATAAGTCTGAATTTGATTCAGCTACACCTTTAGCAGAAGATGATGCTCTTGAATCCATTTGGAAAAAGCAACACTCATTAGCTGAGTTTGTTGATCCTAAAAACTTTAAGTCATATGATGAGTTGAAGGCTAAGTTAACCATGGTACTTTCTGCTACAGGTGCAGCTGCACCCCGTGCTGAAGCCATGAGCTTAGATGAGGATATGCCAAAGCCGGTACCAGCTAAAGCAGCTGCCAAGCCTAAAGCAGACTTCGACAACGCAGATGATTCCCTATCCTATTTTGCCAAATTGGCAAATGACGATTAATTAGGTAGTCTTAGCCTGACCCTGGACACTCGTTACCAATAGTAACTTAGGTCCAGGTAGGGTGACGAGCTAATTAGATTTAAGTGTAACTTTAATTTAATTTTTTGGAGATTTTTATGAAGAATATTTTTGCAATTGTTATCTCTACGCTTGCTTTGACTGCCTTTGCCGCTGATGGCCCTGGTCCTAAAAAGCCTTGTAAAGAAGGTCAGACGGAGGCAGATGGTTGCCACGTTGTAAAGAAAGCAGAGAAGAAGCCTGTAGAAAAGAAAGCAGAAGCTAAGCCTACTGAAAAAAAAGTAGAAGCAAAGCCCGCTGAAAAGAAAGCCGAAACTAAACCAGTAGAGGTAAAAGCGGCTGAGAAGCCTGCAGCAAAGCCGGTAGATAAGCCAGCTGAGAAGAAGTAAAGAAAAGGGGCTTTATGCCCCTTTTTTATTAATAAACCGTTATACGGTTAGTATATCGATCTAGTGAAGATCCTGTATATTCTGGTCTAGGATTTGCTTTCATTGGAACAATCTTAGTAGTATTATTGCTACTTACATTATTAGATACAACGGTGTTATTAGCCCCACCCTTATTTGCTTCTCTAGACATATCAGCATTTTCAGTAGATGTTTGAGCAACGTCCTTACCCGTCCCTGTAACCTTAGCAGCTTTTATGCTTGCTAGCTTCTTTCTGGCACCTTCAACATCACCCTTTGCATTAAGTTCTTGAAGTTGATTGTATTCGCGTTTAGTAACTTCAGTATCATATTCAGCACTATTTTCTTTAGTACCGCTTGCCTCGCTAGATACCTTATAAGTATCTTTGCCAAATAACCCACCAGATACTCTTTTACCTAACATGGTGTTGTATTGGCTATCTGTCTGGTCAATCTGTCGACCTTCAACTTTACCTTGCACACTTGTATTATCTGCAGATTCACCTAAAAAGCTACCTGACTGTTTACCCTTAGCAGTAAATAAGCCACCAAGAAATGTACTACCAAGTACAGATTTTTCAGCAGTAATTCCTTTTGTTAAATTACTTTTGGTTGTCGTTACCCCGTTACCTGCTACTTCAGATTCTTTAAGTTCTGTATTACTGCCTATTTTTTGATCGGCTTGTGTAACACCTACACCTTCATTAGTACTGCTATTGTAAACTCCTTTAACCTTATCACCGATACCGCCAAAGAAACTTCCAGCGGCATTGATAGCTTTACCACCGTATTCACCAACTACCTTGCCGGCTTTGGAACCAGCAAATGCTCCTAATGCACCGCCTGCTAAACCACCTACCGCAGTACCGACAGGTCCTCCGAAAAAGGTACCAACAGTCGCACCCAATTTAGCGCCAGCAATAGCGCCAGCAGCCATACCAGTACCCTCACCAATAGCCCCGCTCTTCTCAACTGTTGCAGTATTACCAATTTCTTTTCTTGCCGCAGCAGCTTCCTCAGGTTTTAATTGACCAGAGTCAACCTTAGCCTGCACCTCTTCCATTTTAGCTTGCTTACTATCTTCTGCTGCTGTATAACCCTGGTAAGCAGTATATGCTCCTAAGCCTACTGCTGCTGCAGAACCTAGTAACTTACCTGCTCCTGAATTAGCAAACCCGACAGCCTTACTACCCAGGGCTTGTGCACCACCTAATATCTTACCTCCAATACCTGCCGCTTTACCTGCAATTGTGCCAGCAGCTTTTTTACCACCACCTATTAAATCCATTGCCCCGGAAGCAAGACTACCTAAAAGTGAACCCCCACCTTCGGATTCTTTTTCATTAGTAGAAGATGGTGCGCTTTTTTGCTCAGTTAATTCTCTAGGTGTAGAAGGCGCAAGGGCTGCTCTAATAGCTTTAAGTTCAATAAGTTGAGCTTTAGTAGTGTCCAACATCTCCTTAGATAACTCAAGATCACTCTTAGTAGCATCAGCTTGAATTTCACCTGTAGATGCAACATTATCAGCTTCAGGGTTTACTTGCCTTGGGCTAGATATATCAGCTTCTCTGTCTTTCTTTTCTACCTCTTTTGAGGGTGTCTGAAAAATACCTTCACCTGGTTTTTCAGATAAGCCATCGGTCATAAAGAACTTAAATCCGGATTCTAGCTCTTTAAAAAACCCTTGATACTTTGATTTATCTTCTTCTTTATTATCGGCTGTGCTGCCTTTACCACCAACTGCAGCTGCTACCGCTTTACCGGGGGTATAGTTAATTGGTTTAAGACTAAAAGCATTATCTTCCTTTACTCTTTTACCTTGACCAGATAAAGTATCTCTAGCAGTTTCAAAATCTATGAATCCGCCCTTCTTAGATACCTTACCTGATACAGTACTCTCTATATCTCTACCGCTGGTGTTTCTATATTGAGCGGCTTCTTTATCGTACTCTACACTACCTTCTGTTAGTTTTCTCGTTAAGGAAGATTCTTTGCTAAGTTCTTCTATTAACTTAGTTTGATTTTCACCAATATTAATCAGCGGTGTTAAATCAATATCTACCTTAATACCTGTAACAGCTAATCTTACTTCTTTAAGTGAAGATATAACATCATCTAATTGCTCTTCTCTCTTATCATTATCCTCACCAGCATTCTCTCGGTCAGCCTTTAACTGAATCAATTGAGATGCAAAGCCGCGATTATTCTGGTCCTGGAGTTTATCCAGGAACGCTTTGAAGCTAGGATCAGATGTTGCAGGTGTTTGCATTATACGTTGAAGTTAGGAGTAACGGGTCTTCTTCCACCGGGTGTCGATGTAGGAGCAGGGCTCATGCTAAATTCAGTAGTCGTTTCTGTAGTATTATAAGATTGGGATGATCCGAATGATTGAGCCTGGGGTGCTCCAAAGCTTGCTGCTGGTGCTGGGGCGTTATACCCGCCTCCTGAGAATGCTGGTACTGCCGAAGATAGGTTAGGTGTTGAAACCCCGCTTGTTGGTAAACTAGTTGAGACATTAGCTGCACCTGCTACTTTTTCTTGAGTACGCCCGTAAGCTGAAACACCTAAAACAGCACCCATGGCAACGTGGAATAGACCACCACCTTGTAATGTAATTGGAACCCATTGACGGAATGCATCATTTTGTACGGCTGTTTCCCAGAATTGTACTATTGTAAACATAATAGGGAATAAGAAGAAGTCTGCCAAACAACATGCCATATACATCATCGCCATCATTGGACGCCATTTTTTGGTCATCCAATCTTCATCTTTTTTCTTCTCGACTTTTTCTTCTTTTTTATTTTCTTTTGTCATGAGTTCCTCGCATTTTGTTTAAGCATTTTTAGCTTTTCGTTTTCTTGTTTAATATAATCTATTAATAACGAAACATAAATCTCCCTCTCCCACGGCATCATATTTTCAATTTCAGTCAAACTATACTTATGATGATGCATTAATGAAAAGTTTAGCGTAAAGTAATTAGCTAAATTATCCGAGGAAAGGGTTATACGAAAAAATTCTGTAATCCTTCAAGTTTGGATACGTTGTGTTTTCCGCACTTAGGACAATCACATTCAATTGTTTGAACAATTTTTGGCGCTGTTACAAAGAACTGCTCCAATTTATCAAATTGCACTTTAGTTAAAGAGAAAATAAACTCCTCTAATTCTTTTTTAGACTGATCTTCTGCAGACCAATATTCTTCTTGGTTGTAGATAGCTTTAACACTCTTTAAAATAAGATCGATAACTTTCTGGTTATCGTTGGTAGCAAAAACATCTACAACATCGTCAATATTAGGGTATTTTAATTCAATACCTATTTCATCATTAATCATAATCTTATTAGAATGACCGTCAAGTTTAACTACCTTTAAATCTTCAATGTTAAAAGTAGTGTCAATCTTTTCACCGCATTCACAATTAACAACAACCTCTACGGTCTCACTTATGGATTTAGCTCTTAGATGCATGAAGATAAATTCAATATCAAAATGCGGTAATTCGCTAATTTTAATAGTATTAAACGTACATACGTCTACTAACTCTCTAATAATTCTAGCTACTTCACTATTATCAGCCTCTGACATAGTCAGAAGTATTTTATGTTCCTTAACTAAGAACGGTCTAAATTTTACTTTAGCACCCGTTGAAGGTAATGTCAATTCATATGTCGGTGTCTCTAATCTAGGTAAAGCCATTATATTTTCCTATTATTAAGCTGAAATGGGTAGGTCAGATCCCGGGGTATCATATTCAAGTTGACCTGATGGTGCGGAGAATTGTCTAGTTCCTGTGTTAACTACAGATCGGGTATCAGTAGTAGGTACTTGAGGGAACTGACGCTGTCTTGGTATATCTATTGGTGTGGTTTGAAATTCTCTATCAACATCTTTCCAATAACGATACGCAAATAAAACATTAAGACGATGAGTTTGATTTTGAGATGAGTTATTTAATTCTAAAAGATTAACACTTCTAGGAAACGCTTCATATAATTCTAACTCATATGTAACGTTTTCTTGTTCATCAAGCTGTCTTAATGAAATAGTTGAAATATAATCTTCCTGAAACCCTACTAAACCTGTATCTGGGTCGACAACAGTTGCTGTCCAATCATCAAAGAATTTTTTAACCTGCATATCTCTATCAACGTGAAATGTTAAAGATATACCCTCACCACCATATTCAGCACCGAACGGTCTTTGATAAGTCGGTCCAAATATTTTAAAAGATTTAGTAGAAATATTAACAGGGGGTAAGCTTGCCATTTCACAATACAAACTAACCGCTCCCGCATTAGCACGATTTTTGTTAATCATACCTGCAGGGGGATTAATAAAGACTTCAAATCGGTTTACTCTTGCGAGACTATCTTCTCTAATAGAACCTATAAACTGAGTTAAGTTAAAATTAGCTTTTGCCATTAATATTTCTTTCTGGAATCTCTCCAGACCTCTTGTTTGTTAGCTCCAACGAACCTCTCAACTGGAAGCTGGGAGGCAGTAACCCAATCGGGGTAGTGTATTTTTAAAAATCTAGATTGAAGCTGTTCATAAAGAT